ACAAGGAGGAATACAAAAATGCAAAAACAACACATTGGACATTTTAAAATCGCATCAAAAGCGGCAAGCAATGGGAACAAGGAATACGCTGTAAAGTATTTACAATCGATGCTTAGATCTGCAATGAGTAAGAAAGCAATAAAAGAGATTCAAACAGAGATAGTTAAATACCTATAACCAATTCTAAAGGGGAATGACATGATAGCAATCGTAGAGATTAAGAATAATTTTGGGAGTGAAGCCATATATCCCGCTTGTAACAATTCTCGATTATTGGCAAAGCTTGCTAATACAAAAACGCTTACAAGAGAAACTATACAAGTAGCAAAAGAATTAGGCTTCAAATTTGAGACAAAACAACAATTAATTTAAGGGGTCAATATGAATATTCAATTCGTAAAAAAATCAAGTAATTCTAAAACGGGAGCTATACCCACTACCACCAGTGATCGTAAAACTTGTCCTTCATCTTGTCCTTTTATAGGTGCGAATGGGTGTTATGCAGAAGCGGGTTATTATACCCGCATGAATTGGGATAAGGTTTCCAATGGTGAACGAGGCGATTTATTTCCTACATTTATTAGCAATATAAAGAAAATCAAAGCGGGTCAATTATGGCGACATAACGTCTCTGGTGATCTTGTCCCTGATCCCAAAGATGATACAAAGATAGATTCGGATAAATTGCGACAATTGACGCAAGCTAACAAGGGCAAACGAGGTTTTACATATACCCATTATTCGGACAGTAAACACAACATCAAAGCAATCAAACAAGCTAATGATAACGGCTTCACTGTCAATCTATCCGCAAATAATATACGCCATGCGGTCGAACTATCCAAATACAAACTACCCGTTGCTTCCGTTGTCCCTATGGACCACGGGAACGAGACAAGGGTTATTGATGGCAAAAAATTCGTAACTTGTCCCGCAACATATCGAGACAATATTACTTGCGAAACGTGCAAGCTATGCTCTGTATCTGATAGGGATTATATCATAGCTTTTCCAGTACATGGTACTAGATCTAAAAATGCCGACATAATAGCGAGGGGTTAATCATGAGCGATAATGAAATTATAGACAGATTCGATACAAGCAATATCACTATCGAGCAATTATCTAAAATATCCGGTAAATCGGTAAAGTATATTAAAAAATTATTAATGGGGGGTTAATCATGTTGGTATTTAATTATCCAAGCAAAAAGTCGCTTAAAGATAGTGGAGGCGAGCGATTGGCGTATATAGAAACGAGCATTTTTGGTGAAGAATATCGGCGCGACGGTGTACTTACGGGAGCAAATCGCCCTCATATCACTGGTCAGGGCAGGGAATTTTTTGCTCAAGTAACAATGAAAAATGGTTTAATTCATAAAGTTACATAAACAACAACAAACAAGGGGTTAACAATGAGAGATTTCAAACACTTACACGATCCAGATAAACTGTACGCATGGGAAAAAAAGCCTAGTAAATATAAAGAGATCGCTCTTGATATTTGTTTGGGCGGATTAGCGGGATTGGCACTTGGTATACTGGTTTTTACATTATAAGGGGTGAACTATGAATATTGAGATGACAAAAAAAGAAAAGCTTTTTTTAAATGCTTATTTACAAGCGATTGATTTCACAGAATGCGGGGAGATGAATCAACCTCAAGCGGGATCTGATTTAGATGAGGATTTTTTGAGGGAATCTGTAATTGATTGTCTCGCATTCTACTCACGCATTCAGTGTTTTCTATCAAACGATAACATCGAACAAGCAGGACATGATTTTTGGTTGACTAGAAATGGTCATGGTACTGGGTTTTGGGATAGACCAGAAATTTATGGGAAGTTAAATTCAGAAAGCTTTACCAAATATTCTGAACATTTTGGAGTAGTGAATGCTTATTTTGGGGAGATAGAGTTATGAGTAAAAAAGAATTTATTGACTACATAGGACGAAAAGAATTTCTCGACTACATAGAAGGTCAGTTGATACCTGATTTAAAAGAAGCGGAACAAAATGGGACAGCCGATGATATGGAAATATTGTTAAGAATTGCCAGAGAGGGCTTGCGTCATGCTTAAATCAATAGATATAGGGGAGCATTGCGTAGACTGCTATCGTTCGGTAGCGTGGCGTAGCGGGCTTTACGTTAACCGTATACCCGCAGATCGTCAGGCTTGTTCAAAATCCTTGCATATCGAGGGATGGTTGTGTGCCGATTGTCAGATGATGGAGTGTGACAATTGCGGGGAGATGTCTTTAGACTTTGGCGGGGACGATAACGGGCGGATTATATGTGATGATTGCGCGGAGGGTGAAGCTAGGTGTGGAGATTGTCACAGTTATGGCGAACGTGGAACTACTTGTAATAACTGCAAACGTGGGATTTATTCAGAGGAGATAGAATGATGCTTAACTATACATTTAGCGAAATACCTAATGATGAGGAAGGGCGGGAGCTTGTACGCCTTATGAGAAAATATCTTAATAAGGATTCTTACAAGATCAGAGTGAAAGGGCAGTATTTAAAAGATGAATTAAAAGAGAATAGGGGATGGCGTAAATACGACCGAGGGCAACCATTAGAATGCTCTAAGTGCTTGCGGGTTTACATCGATGATATAAGAAAAAAACCTATACCCTCAAAGCTCTTTAAGATTCGGGTAGAAGAAAGCATTGTTGGCGATTATCCAGTGTATGCTAAGTCGGTTGATGAAGCCAAAGCGAGGGCTAAGTATATGCACAAGAGAGCCGATCAGGAAACGCTATTAAAAACTGAAATCAAGATGGAGGAATGTATATGAGCCATAAACAAGCACTAAAAAATGCATTAATTCTAGCGATTACTGCACCCGAAAAACGCAAGCATGACGCGATGTTACTAGCTTATGAAATAGAAGCCATGACTACGCCTCAAGAATCGACTGAGGCTAGGTTAGAGGTTGAGGAGATGCTAAGAAATCCGATTTAAAATTAATAAGGAATTTTATAACAATGAGAGTATTAAATCTATATGCAGGCTTAGGGGGCAATCGCAAACTATGGTCGGGATGCAAAGTGGTAGCAGTTGAGAGTCACAAAAAAATTGCAGAAGTTTACCAAAAACTACACCCGAACGATGAGGTTATTATTGAAGATGCCCATGAGTATTTGAGACAAAATTTTAGAGACTTTGATTTTATCTGGTCATCACCGCCTTGTCCTACGCATTCAAGAATGGCAAAAGCTACACGCCATAAGAACCGTAATTACCCAGACATGACGCTGTATGAAGAAATATTATTCTTACAGCATTTTTATAAAGGTGATTGGGTAGTTGAAAACGTAAAGCCATTCTATGAATTTTTAGTAATGCCGACAGTTACGGTAGGAAGGCATTGTTTTTGGTCTAATTACCAATTTGAGGCTCAAGATGTTAAACGACCAGATAACTTTATTAATTTATCAAATTTATCAGGCAAAAAAGCTTTGATGGAATGGCTAGGGATTTACTATGAAGAAAATATTTATTACAAAGGAAATCACTGTCCTGCACAGATATTGCGTAATTGCGTACATCCTGATTTGGGGCTTCAGATATTCAGCCAAAGAGATAGTGAGGCTAGGCTAGAGGTTGAAGAATTATTAAGAAATCCAACTAAAAAAGGGGAATAAAATGAAAGACTTAATTAATATAAAACTAAAAGCTCAAGATAGATCCGATTTACTAAAAAAATTGAACAAGTTAGACCTGCTAGTAGCTGAGTTTTGGGACACACGGGGAGATGTAAACCTCGTTGAATTGACAAATCTTTCCCAAGAATTGATAAACGATACTGCTGATTTAATTAAATCTAAGTACGAATGGAAGGAGGGCAGATACCCCGCGCATCGTTACACAGCGAACGAGGACATAGTTTGCAAGAAATAAAATAACTTGCTAACTTATCTACCCCCATAAAAAAGCCCCTCATTTCGAGGGGCAAAGAGAGAGATATACATATGGTCGCAAGGGGAGCGACCACAAACAATATTACCATCATAAAGGGGAAATACAAATGGCTTCAGATATAGATTTGCTATTGTCTAGATTAGACGGTGTCAAGAGTTGTGGGCATGATAAGTGGGTAGCACTATGCCCTGCTCACGCCGATAAGACACCCAGTTTATCCATAAGACAACTTGAAGACTCAAGAATCCTGATCAACTGTTGGTCGGGGGGATGCGGTGCTATAGATATTCTGAATAGCATAGATCTCAATTTCCAACACCTTATGCCCGATGATGCTATTAGTTATCGAGGGATAAAGGGCAGGGACAAGGCCGAACGCATGGCAATCGCGGAGTCTATCTTAGAGATGCTCCCGCTGTGGCAGAAAAAAGGCGAGAAGTTTACTGATGCCCAAAAGGCAGAGGTCAGAGAGGCGTTTTTGCTCGTCAATGGTGGTAAGTCATGAATGGGTGGATACGGCTCGATCGTGCCATTAGAGATCACTGGGTATGGAGTGAGAGCGATGCCCTCAAGCTATGGATTGAGATGCTGATGGTGGCGAACATCGAAAGCAAATCCAGGTTTATAAATGGTCAAAATATAACCATTCAGAGAGGGCAATTAATCTTTGGAAGGACTGAGTATTCTCAGCGATTAGGTATAAGTGAGAGCCGCCTCAGACGCTACCTCAAAATGTTTGAAAAAGAACGCATGATTGACCGCAAGATTTTCCATAAATACTCAATAATAACAATAGTTTGCTATGCAAATTATCAAGATGTAACCGCAAAAAAACCGCAGAACGACCACAGGATGACCACAAAAGCACCACACCTTAACAATAAACAAATAACAAATAACAAGTTTATTAAGCCTACCCTTGATCAAGTTAAGAAATACTGTAAAGAAAAGAAATACAACATAGACCCTGAACACTTCATCGATTATTACGATACTCGCGATTGGACTTTGGGTTCAAAGCAAAAAATAAAAGACTGGAAAGCTTGCGTGAGAACATGGGTTCGTAATGATAACCGCAATGACAACGCCTCAGATGCCCGTACAGAGGTGATCTTATGAGGATACCTAATAATGTTAACTTCGACGACTACATCTCTCTGGTGGGCAGTATGGAGGCTCAGGAGATACACTCAGCATCACACTGGCGCGAGCATCTCATAGAGCGTAGTAAAGGACCAAAAATCTGGGGTGATAGGATGGTGTGGCCTAAGACCCATGAGCTAATCCGACTGAGGGAGTCCGAACTCAGCATCTGGACGGGTATGAACGGACATTTGAAAAGTATGTTGTGCGGTCAAGTTATGTTATCGCTTGCAAAAAACACAAAGATAGCTATAGCTTCGCTCGAAATGAAACCTCAAGAAACTTTGTGGCGAATGTGCCTACAGTCTGCGGGTAGTAGGTCGGGTGAATCTCCTGCAGAGGATTACATTCATAAATTTATAGATTTTGCCGACGATAACATACTGATTTACGACCAGTTGGATAATGTTGAGACTGAAAAGATATTAGGATTCGTTCACTATTGCGGGAAAGAACTGGGATGTAAACACATAGTCCTCGATTCTTTGGCTAAGTGTGGAGTGAATCAGGGCGGGGCTGATGCTAACGCTAAAGAAACAGACTTCATCAATCGCCTACAGTGGGCCGCTAAGACCTTAAAGGTTCACATCCACCTAATATGTCATGTCAGGAAACCTCAGACAGGCGGGGAGGAGTGGCGACCGACCAAGTTTGATGTGAAGGGTAGTAGCACCATATCAGACATGGCGGACAATCTATTCATCGTCTGGAAAAATAAGAAACGCTTTGATCTCAAAGAGTTACAGTCTCAGGGGCATGAGCTTGACGAGAAGCAATTGAAATACCTGGAGGATAATCGGGACTTGCTTTTGACCGTTGCGAAACAGAGGCATGGGGCGTGGGAAGGGACTTTCGCTTTCTATTTTCAGAATTCTCTTCAGTTCACCAGTCATGAAGGGCAATCAATGCCATTTAATTTTGAAAAAGATGAAATAAATGTTGACGAAGACAATGATATGCTGTTTTAATTCACACAACAAAGGGGAAAATTATGAAAGGTAAATACTACAGAGATTGGTTAGTCGAAGATGATACGGTCACTCGTTGCTTCATCGAGGGAGAGATACACTGGGACAAGGTTGATAAGTCGGACATAGATCTGATGATAATCAATCTACTTCAGGATCAGGACAACACAGAGCATATGAATAACATCTTGTTCGAAATGCAGAACTCTAGCGATGTTGCGGATTCTCTAGGATCTTTTCTTGTCACCTCCTCACTCGCTGATGTGATCGACCATCAAAAGCTTTTGAGAGACTGCGCGTTGGACTACCTCAAATATCTGTGTGATATGGATGTAGACCTATGCGAAGAGGCTCTTGAGCTATACGGCATTCGGTATGCCGAAGACGCTATGGTCGAGGCTCAGATGGAAGCTCAATGGTTGGAGTCAAGACCATGACTTTAGAAGAGTTGGAGCTAAGACTAAAAGAAATACAGGACATTATCGCTTCGCAAGGTGATGTCGTAGATGCCAAGCTTCTTGAAATAGAGCTAATGATAAAAGGTTTAATCAGATCCTGGGAGGATACAGCATGACTTGGAAAAAACTAAGCGAGATCGACGTCAATCAACATACAGAAAAGAAAGGTAATCTCACTTACCTCTCGTGGGCTTGGGCATGGCAACAACTAATGGCGCATTATCCCGACTCAGTGTATCAATTTGAACCCAACGAGTATCACCCAGACGGATCAGTTACGGTGCATTGTTCTTTAACTGTAGATGGCATCACTCGCCCTATGTGGTTGCCTGTGATGGATAATAGAAACCAATCCATCCTTCAACCTACTAGTCGTAAAGTTTCTGACACTAAAATGAGGTGTCTAACTAAAGCGATAGCGATGTTTGGTCTTGGTATTTATATTTATGCAGGAGAGGATTTGCCACAAGGTGATTTAACTTCTGATAAAAGTTCTGAGAAAGCTGAAAGACCCGCAAAGCCTGAGCCTGTTAAAGTATCCAATGATGATTTCGAGCTATGAGGGTATTTGAGTGCGAACAAGGATCAGCAGAGTGGTTTGCCGCAAGACTAGGCATACCCTCGGCTAGTATGTATGACAAGATCGTCACCGCTAAGGGCGATTGGTCTACTCAAGCTAATGGCTACATCAATCAGCTAGTCGCAGAAGAACTAACGGGTGAGCGTGTTCCTATATTTCAGAATCAATGGATGCTGAGGGGCGTAGAGCTAGAGCCAGAAGCTAGGAATCTATACATACAAACGAATCAAGTCAAAGTGCATGAGATGGGTTTTATTTTGCATGATGACATTGACGCAGGCTGTTCACCAGACGGCCTCATTGGTAGGGATGGGGGATTAGAAATCAAATGTCCTGCACCTGCTACTCATGTTGAATATCTTCGCGGGGGGAAACTACCAAACAGATATAAACAACAAGTCATGGGGTGTCTATGGGTAACCGATAGGCAATGGTGGGACTTCATGTCTTATCACCCCGATATGAAACCCTTGATCGTTCGCGTAGAGCGTGATGAGGAATACATAGCTTCACTAGCCAAGCACGTTACCAAGGCTGTGGGTTTAATTAAAGAGAACGTAAATCAATTTGAGGATTAATTATGGATTACGATAATACTGATAGAGGGGCGTTGTTCAAGCAGGACAAGACCAATGATAAAGCACCTGATTACAAAGGAAGCTTTAACTTCAAGGGTTCGGACTTCAAGATTGCGGGATGGGTTCGGGAATCAAAGGCGGGTAAGAAGTATCTTAGCCTTTCTGTGGATGACTTTGTACCTGAACAGAAGGCTGAGTCTAAGGTTGAGTCTAAGGGCGTGGTAGATGTCCCCTTCTAGGTCTGTTATGGGGGCTATATGCCCCCGTTTTGGAGTATTGTATGGAAATTAATATCGGACAGTGCATGAGAAAAGCACATGATAGATTGGGCAAAAAGCCCACAGAAATAGCGGATCAGATGGGCCTTTTACATTCAAACTATTACCACCTAATGAATCGCAAGGGTGCGACTGTAGATACTTTATACAAGTTATCAGAAGCATTTGGCATAACTATGGATGAGTTTGTGAGATTGAACCATGAAGCCGACTAACAACAAGGAAGAGCTAAGGAAAAAGATAGACGCTCAGGTTACTGAGTATCTCGCCAATGGAGGGAAGATTACGCAATGCCCTCCTATGACGTTCAACAATGATTCGTTTGCCTTAGCGCAGTTAATAGTAAGGAAGAGTTATTTAAAAGCACACAAAGAAAAAAAATAATCACAGTTGAAATTTTATAGGATTGCATAAATTTCAGCTGAAATTTTAAAAGTAGAGGTAATTATGGATATACAAGGGAAACACTGGGTTATCAGTAACGATCACACAAAAGAGTGTTTTGAGAAACACTTAGATCAAGTGTATAAATCTAAAGGGTACGTCACTATCCGTTGGACTGAAGGTAAGACGAGGAGCAATGCACAGAATAACGCACTCCACTTGTACTGCCGTCAACTTGCGGAAGTCTTGAATGACAGAGGTCTACCCATGCAAAAGGTTCTAGAGAAGAAGAGCGTAGACATTCCCTGGAGTGGAGAGAGAGTCAAAGAAGCCTTATGGAAGCCAGTGCAAGAGGCTCTCATAGGTACTGAGTCTACCGCAGACGCAAACACTGTAGACTACGACAAAGTGCATGAGGTCTTGAGTCATCACTTAGGGCAGGTATTCTCAAAGCACGATCTGTATGTTCCATTTCCCAATAAAGAATGATTAAGGAGTGACCTATGTTTGAGGAGTTTATGCCGACAATACACCAAGCCAATGATGAGCTAGAGATAGGTTTGGAAAACATTGACAAAAAGAAAGCAAAAGAAACTTACAATGCTTTGATTGCTTTAAGCATAGAATTAAACAGAAGGTACATCAGGCATTACACTGAATACTTAGGGAGAGAGTCATGACAAAAGAAACAGAAGCTAAGTACGAACCTCCAGAGGACGTAAAGTTTATTGCAAAAACCTATCCCGTAGAGAGCTTGGAGTTTACCAAAGCTTTACTGACGGTAAGGTATAACAAAATGGACTGCATTACTCAGAGAAGGGCAGAGAAAACTTTGAGGTGTCTTGTTTCAGGTCTGGCATTCTGTCCTGGCTGTGGAAATAAAATGGGAACAAAGAGGATCTATAGAGGTGTATGAATATAATTGTAAGTTAGACAGAGTCATAGATGGAGATACAGTAGATGTTGATATTGACCTTGGTTTCAATCATTGGATTCATGGGGAGCGTATTCGCTTATTTGGAATTGACACACCCGAATCGAGAACTTCTGACAAAGTTGAAAAACGATATGGACTCCTCGCAAAAGAATTCGTACAAAGCTTCTTTGAAGAAAACAAAACGCTCACGCTCCAGACGAAAAAGAAAGACAAATACGGGCGGTACTTAGGTGTAATAAAAAGCGAAGAGATAAGTCTAAATGCAGAGCTTGTTAGTGCTAATATGGCAGTACCTTATACGGGTCAAAATAAAGCAGAAATTAAAATCGCTCATCTACTCAACCGCGAGAGACTTAATGAAACGCAAACGTAATTCATCTACGCCAAGATCCAAATGCCTCCAGGCTCTACAGAAACTAGCTAGAATAGCAGCCACAGATGCTAATGGATATTGTGAGTGCGTGTCTTGCGGGTGTAAGAAACATTACAAGGACATGGATGGAGGTCACTTCATTCCCAAAGGATCTAGTTCTTACTGGGCTTTGGACATAAGGAATGTACACCCACAATGTAAAAGCTGTAACGCATACGGCATGAAGTATGGTTCAGCAGCGCAGCAGTACACGATATGGATGCAGGAGTATTACGGTAAAGGTTTCGTAGAAGAGATGATAGCTAAGAAATCAGACCCGATTAAATTCTACAAAGCAGACTACGAAGAGATGCTAAGGGAATGGAATGCGCTGATTAAGTATCATGAGAAAAGAATTGGATTATGATTATAACTCAAGATATAGAAGACAGAGCAAGAAAAATAGGAATGCAAAGAACTAATTTGCATAACAAAACTCCTTCGGCAAAGACGGGAATGAATGACGATTATGATGATGACTATCTTGGTGCTTTAGGAGAGATATGTTTTGAAGAAATGTATGGTTATCCCGTAGATGAAGAGGACAGAATACAAGGTGATGACGGTATAGATTTTGTTATAAGATGCCTTCATGATGACGTTATTTCTTATCACAGCGTTGATATTAAAACATCATCACAAAAGGGAGAGTCTTATGACCATCTAAATCTTTTAGTTCCGATAGACAAAGTTGAGTCTAAGATATATGTACAAGCAATGTATCGAGAACATAAAAGATGTATTCAATTAGTAGGGTGGGAAACAGCACAATCCGTAAAGAAAGCACCAATTAAAAAAAAGAAAAAAACAAATCATGAAATTAAAATTCCAAACCTTAGACCAATGTCTGAATTAGAAAAAAAAATGTTAAGAGGATAGTCTCATGACAAAAGAAGTATCAGAAGACGTATCAGAAATAGAAATAAAAATGGTCGGATCTGAAGAGGCTTATGAGTGGATCAATGACAAGCTTAGGGTTCTTACGGGTAGCGACCTCAATCACTTAGGAACACTTGCCGTAATGCTAGAAGACCTTACGGGATTTGTTAACAAGTCCAAGTTCACACAAAAACAATTCTTAAAATACATAAGAGAGCAGGAGGAAGAATGCGAGACGTTGCATTGAGAGTTAACGATCATCAAGTAGGGGGAAGTCATTACAAGTCTTTAAAGATTCAGCCCATAGAATACATCATGGCTAATAACTTAGGGTACTGCGAGGGGAATATTATCAAGTACATCACTAGGTGGAGAGCTAAGGGAGGTATCGAAGACCTCCGCAAGATTAAACAGTATGTAGATTTTATTATAGAAAACGAGATGAACCCCTCTGAGTGAGGGGTGTTTGCCAAAGTTAGCTATCTTGTGGACTGATAGGCTGATCGCAATGATTCAAATGCGCTTGAGTCTATCGATCTTAAAGATGAAAGCTTTCCTTCACTAAACAACTTTCTAAACATAGAAGCTTTTTCTTCTCTGCTTCCTGTTCTTGCTATATTTAACTGCTCATTAATAGACGTTTCTGATTTTTCTTGAGCAACAACCCCAGTTTGAACACCTTTGCGTAAAGCTTCCGTCGCGGGAGTTAGAGATTTTAACATATCAGACGCAGCTTTTTGCGTTCCAGTCTGCCCTGCCAAAGCTCGTTGCACACCTTGACGTCCTGCTAGCGTTGCAAAAGCGGCAGTAGTTCCAAGATCAAAAACTCCGTTTGCAAGAGTCACTCCAAACGCTGCTGTAAGCAATGTTGAAGCGTTGTTGTTTTCAACAAGGGTTTCTTCTATTTTTTGAAGATTGCTTTTACTTTTTGCTAAATTGTTCTTAAGCTCTGCTAATGACTCCGTTTCTCTTACTATATTTTTTCTTTGGTCAAAAGCCTCTCTTATAGCAAGTTTTTTCTCCTCTAACGTAAGTGCGGCTCTTTTGTTTTGAGAGGATAACGCCAAGTTGTTTTTGGTTATGTCTTTAGCTGTCTCAAGATTTTTATCTATCCTGCTTCTTAATGCAGAAAACTCATCAGCCTCTTTTTGAAAGACTCCAGTTCCGTTTATAAAACTTTTTCTAGAGTTGGTAGACAAAGAGCTTACCCATTGATCTGGAGTAAACGAACCCTTTCTTCCTAATTGCTTTGAAGCTTTAAAAACAGAATCTTTTAGGTTTACAAATGTTTTGTAAGCTATCTTATCTCTGTTAAACTTTTCTAAATCAGAACCTTTTAACTGTGTAGATATGGCGTCGTCAAGCTCTGATAAAACTTTAGTCATCGCAAAACCTCTAACCGCGCCTTCTCCTCCTGTTTGAGACAGGCTATACGCGCTTCTTGATACCGTGTTTCTTAAATTTGTAAGTTTTTGCCCAGTAATTCTTCCGCTAACCACATTACTTGTCAAAAACTCATTGATTATATCTGGTATTTTGGCTTTGCTTACTCCGTAAAGTTCAGCAATGTCTTTTAGCTCTTCTCCTGCGCCAGATTGTATCTTTTCAGAAATACTTTCTGGAGATATTCTAAAAGACCTGCCTCTTACCACTTCAAACCCTCTTTCAGTCCAATATTTAGAAAGCTTTTCTGTAGCTTGCTGCATATTGTTTTTAGGGTTTAATATTTCAGATACTTCTTTTTTTCTAGCCGACGAAGGAATAGAAGATTTTGTTGTTTTTATCCTAAAATCAGCTTCTGCGTCAGAGTAAATTTTTTCTAATCTTTGCATTCTTGCAGTTAAATTTGCCTGTCTTTTTTGATTTGCTAAAGTTAAAGCTTCTTCTTCTTTCTCTGAAATGCCTTTTGACATTCTTTCTTTTGACTTAGCATACAAAGACTTTAATGAGTTTGCTTCTGAATCTAAAAACTTAGACACGCTTGAAGTTTCTCGTGCGGCTATTTTTGCGTTAATGTTTTCAATATCTTTTCTTAAAGGCTTTGCCCAACGCTCTGTTTGTTGTTTTAACATAGTCCCCGCAATGGGTACTTTACCAACAACATTTTTATATAGCTTGCCAAGAGTACCTTCTTGATCTGCAATATTTAGCGGTATAAAATCATCTCCAGTACCAAGGTCTTGTGCTACTCTTCTCGATACTGCTGATTTTACTCCTTTCCCAACAAGCTTCATTGCTGCGCCAGTAGTCAGTCCAAGCAAAGCACCTTCAAGAGCCGCGTCAGATACGTCTTCTCCTCTTTCCGCAAATCCTGCTCCTGCTAACGCCCCTGTGACAGCCGCTTCTGCTCCAAACCTAGCAGCACCAACTGCCGACGGGCTAGCGGCTATTTTTGTCCCTGCATCCACTACTTTTCCTATCGCAGGAGAAACAGCAGAAACAGCCGATCTTGCTGCTGATGGAAATAAAACCGCGCTTGATGCGGTTCGACCCAGGGAAGGCAAAAGACTGCCTGCCCCTCTAGCGGCAACGCCAACACCTCTAGCGATAGATCCTGTAATAGATACTGGTGCTGTTAATATCCCGCCAACAATATTAAGACCTATGGCAGCACCTCTGTTATTTGCCTCATAAGCTGT